CAGTCTTCCACTAAGCAGGTCAGTAGTACGAGAAGCACTCACCAACTCAGGCATGAAAATAGACAAACACAAGGATATATATTTTCTACAGGCCTTACAAAGAGTACATGATAATTATTCTGTCCATCAATGGAAAAAACAATTCATGCGCCTAGCAGATGAATGGACACCCAAATAACCCAACACAACAACCACCACACACCGGCCCCGCCAATGTAATGTTGAGCGGGGCTTTTCCAGTAAAGCCAATAATGGCGAACAGTAAAGGATGAGAGCATGGACGAAAACACACGAAGAATTGATTTGGTTGATAGGGAAGAAAAAGGCACACCCCTACGCGTAGGGAGTGTTCACAGTCATATAAGTATCAAAGATACAGAGCATGGGCCTCTGGTCGGTATGTCAGGAAAACTTTTCAACCTTGGAATGCTAGAGGACTTGATCAAAGAAGCCAAGAAAACGCCAGAGCCAAAAAAGATTGAGACTATTGCATTTCGGGATAGGGAGGGTAAGACGTATCGCATGAGTTATGATTTCGACTATGACTCTGAAACAGAATACACCCTGACGGCCCCTTGCGGTGATAAATTCACATTCCAGGATGAGCAAATGAAGTTTTTGGCTGACTTCATAAACGCAAGTTACAAAGATTTGCAGAAGCTAAAGAAAGAAAGAGAGGCCAAGGCGAAAAAAGAAAAAGAGGCCCAGCACATTGGTGTAGATCTCGCCAAGGTAGATACAGTCAGGATTACTCATAAATTCACATCTCCATTTCCGTCGGTGTCTGCATCACTAGCAGCAAGCAATTGGGTGAGTAGTCCTACTGCCTAAACCCGCACACCACAATTATCACAGGCCCAGCATTATGGTGATGCTGGGCCCTTTCCGGTCCATGACGTTATGACCCTAATCGTAGGAGGTGCATTATGAGAAACCTATAGTTCCCTGGCCCGCTGCTGTAATGGCACGCGGGCCTTCTCCAGTGAAGCATACCTTGTGTGTTTCTGCCTTCGCCGGGTTTTGTGTGTTTTCCCGGTGGAGGCTCTTTTATCAAACACGCAACAAAGGAGTAAACACATGACAGAAGCATACCAAATGGGGAATAAATGGCATTGCAAGAAATGTCAAAAGTTTTTAGGCATTGGCGATGTGGCAGAAAAATGCCCTGATTGTAAACCAGAAGAAGTAAAATCAGAAGATGTGATTGATCGTACTACTTTCCCTCCAATTATGACCCTCAGAGAACATTACGCAGGCCTCATGATGGCAAAGATGGTAGCTAATTTTGCTGGATCGTATGAAGCAGTAGCAAAAGCAGCCCTTGAAGCAGCAGACGCGCTGATTGCAGCAGAGAAGAAAGACCTCAATCCCGATGAGGATGAAGGCAAATACGGGATGGGCACACAATAATGACTGATCAAGCGCAAAAGCTTAGAAAATTGGCAGAAAAAACTTATGGTCGAGGGCCTACAGAGGTAAGCCTTCCAAGTGTAGAACAGGTACAAAAGGACATAAATGAAAAGATATGCGCTTGGGATGGCTGTAAGGGCCAACGAGCCAGTAGCAGCGATCTTTGCTGGGTGCACAAATGAGAAAGGAAAACGCCATGAGTAAGATAGGCGATTGGCTCAAAAAACAGTTTAGTCCAGAGTTGGTGAAGTGTGACCAAAAGGATTGTGATTGGGTTGGCAAGAAGAGGGAAAGCTATGCCCATTGGCAGGGAGAACATTATAGAGTAACAACATATAAATGCGAAGGCTGCACGACCACGTATTATGACTATTTCGATCTAAATAGAGATGTGGCTTTTGATCATGAAGATTATGGTGTGTGTAAAAACTGCATTGAAAAAGACGAAGAGCTAAAGGCAAGACGCCAACGGTATAAAGAGCTTGCTTTGCAGGGTCTAGCTACCCACCTCAATGCAAGCGATATACCGGGTGAGGTTCAGAGGATAGTGGATAGTATGATCGATCATGATCAGAGAAAGGAAAAAACACATGAGTGATTTAGAAATGAAAACGGTACACGGAAATAATTATAAATTAGACCTATCTGGTCCTGTTTTCTGGATATGCGTAACCATAATGGTCGTGATGTGCAGTGGAAAGCCGGACATAATAGATGGCATTGTGCATTTTCTTATGAACAGGGGGAAATAGTTATGAACATAGAAGAGACAGTAGAAGCAGTGATGGAGAAGTTTGAGATGTACAATTTGCAGGATCCAGAAATGGAGCGTGTGCTCGTAGAGATACAAAGGGGTGAAGTGTGAAAGTAACAGAGGGAAGAGTTGACCCACCGGGCCCCTGTATCGTATGTGATGATGAAAAATCAAACACAAAAGACGGGCCTATGATTTTACAAGTTGATGGATCTTCTAAAGCCATATGCTACAGGTGCACTATACATCTATGCCAAGCCCTTCGAGTTTTTCTGAATGGGGAAAAAGACTAAAGAATAAAATAAATCCACCCGACATTGTTATTCTAGGGATTATCCTAGAGTAACAATGAAAGGTGGATTTATGTTTTTAATAGCAGAAGCTTGGGAAAAATGGCAGTGGGAGATTCTGCTCTCTGTGCTAACAATCTTCGCTACCATCATTTTTATCACGCTTTTAGGTTTTATTATGAATATCCTTGACGCGATCAAAGAAAAACGTGAAAAAGAAGATGACGATAATAAAAAATAATTGACATTCTTCACAGCGTAGGTATAATGCTTGTCTACTGAGACCAGGATCTCAAATAAATATATAGTCAAGGGGAAATGGGTGATCTATCCTGGTCTACAAACCCGTTTTCCCTTGGCTTCTTTTCACACGGGGGTGAAGCATGTCGTACAAGATAACCATAGAGGAAATAAAATCTGTAGAGTTCGAAAAGACGGACTGTTGGGATATTGTGAGAACAGTAGAAGAAGCCGATAAACTAGGCGGGGGCCAGTATGGATATCGCCCTCCTATTTTGACATCAAAAATCACAGAGACTAATATTTATGAACAGGTGGTAGAGGATCTGGATATACAGCAAGTAATCCAGGCGGTGAACGGTCTGACAGCAGCAGCACAACAACAGAGACACCGCATGTTACGGGAAATGTCGGGGGATTAGAGCTATGAGCACACTAAGCGACGCAGTTGATATACAAAGACTCCCTATCCTTGCCGTTGAAAATCCAGGCAAGGAAGAATTGTTGGCTCTTGATAAAATCCTCCGCAAATTATTGGAGTATTGCTATCAGTCGGATCAACAGGTGGTTCAAGTGGGCCACTATATAAGAAACCAGGATATTGAAATCGATAGGCTGAAGAAGCAGGTAAAGAAATTGAGGGCGGTGCATAATTGAAACTCACAGAAAAAGATGCCAAATATATTGAGATATTTACTCTGTGGTTATATCAACAGATAGGTCTTGATTGGGAGGAGATTGGGGTAATCACGGGCATGCTATTGCAACAGCAATACGATGACTGGGATCGGTTGGATGCGCTAGTTGAATCAACGAAAAGGCTGGGGTTTAGGAATCAAATGCTTGCTTTCGGTGTTGCTGCGGCATTTGAACCATCATGAAACTCTGGAACGAAAACCTAAAACCCTATCAACGTTGCACGTACAAAAACACAAGCCGCCTCGGGCGGTGTTTGCGGCGATGGGAATACCACATAAAAGGAAAGAAAGTCTGTTTTCAACACCATGATATACTGGAGGCGAAGAAATGAGTGAATTCAAAGTGGGGGATTGGGTGAGGTGTGTCGAGGATTGCATAAGCAGGAAAAAAGGCGATACGTTTCAGATAGGGTATATACCTGAAAGCCATCCAGGTCAATTGTATCCTGGGGAAGATAGCGGAGGGGTGGTACTTTTTGCCAACAGAGCAAGGAAACTAGACATAGAGGAGGAACTAATGCAATCAAACGATGAGATGGTAAAGCTGGTAGCAGCAGGGCTAAGCACAATCGGAAAGGCTGTACCTGTTCACTTGATTTGGGCAATAACAACCGTAACAGTAACATATATCCTTGTTGTAAAAGGGTACATTACAGCACTGGGGCTTTGATATGAGTGAGAGATTAGGTATAGATATTGACGTAAATGGTGATTACACCTTGGATGGCTGGAGATACCAGGACGGATGGCTCCACCCTCAGCGGGGTTTCTCTTTTGATAAGCACCGATGCTTCGCCATATTGCGTAAGCTGGCGGAGTTGAGCGATGAGGAAGCTGAGGGAAGCTTTTCAACCCCTCTGGCTACAGGAGAGTTAAGTATACGCCTGAACAACTCTAATTGGCATGAAGAGGAATTGACGGATAAGTTATGGAACCTCTTGAAACACAAATACCCGAATAGACCATTGACAGCAGAAGAGAGGATTGAAAACGCTCTTGAAGTCCTCAATAAAAACTACAGGCTTGAGCCCCACGATGTTGCTATGCTTGTGGATGTTTTGAGGGGCTAACAATGAACGACGAAACAACCGAACACCTAAAAGAGCAATTACGCATCAACCATGCAGAGTTCCAACAAGCCACGAATAGAATTATGGTCCTGGAAGATGAGAAAAAGATGCTAGAAACACGCCATAAGATTTTGAAGCGCGCGTTGGCTCTTGCATTGCATGAAATAGAAGAATTGGTAGCGGAGAAAAATAAATAACTAAAGACAATCCAAATTCACACCGAAGGTATAGGCACAGCGGAAATGGTGCTGAATAAATTAGGTCTAGAAAGGATTGTTATGAAAGATTTTTTTGAAAAAGCATTTGAAGAATTGCGTAAAAAATACGAAGAGACATTGGTCAAAACAATGCAAGAACTGGAAAAAGTAACAAAAGAACGGGATGACCTGAAGAAAGAATTAGAAGACATAAGAAAAAAGTAAAAATACCTTGTCCTTCGTCCCGAGAATAGTTGTGCGGGGCGAAGGCTTCTAACCAAATTCGGGAATAGTCCCAACAGAAAGGTAATAAAATGCAAACTCTAATGAATTTATCAATACAACAATACATCCTTATATCCATAGGGATTTTCGTGTCTTCTTTGGTTTTAGTGTTACTTGTGGATTGGATGATGGGACGATTTGGGCCTAAGAAATAATCGAAAGAAAGGGAGGGGAATAATGAACGAAGAGACAGACGCACACAGGGCAGAAAGCTATAAACAACAAGCCGAGATTGAAGGAAAAAGAGCTGTAGTCTGGTATGACAGGTGTCAGGAGGCGGAGGAGCGGGAGAAGGTGCTTAGGGATGCGTTGGAGGAAGTCAAAGAGCGACAGGAAAAAATAAAGGATAGCAATGTATCACAAGAAACTGTCACATGGCATATAGCTGACAATGCCCTCAAGGCCCCATCCCAGAAAAGCGCGGCAGGTGAGGTGGTGATGAACGAAGAAGCTCTAAAGTGGGCACGTAAAGCTGAGATGGTAACGGTAGCCCTCAAAGACTCGCAAGATGAGCTTGTAAAGGCGGTGGAAGCGCTGGAGATTGCGGAGGCGCTGTTTGAGGGATCATTGGATAGGATTGGGGTGTTGGGGAAGGCACTGGGGGAAATACGACATATAACTGGCCTCGACTCAGGCAACAACCCTTGGGTAGGACGAATATGGAGCACAGCAAATAAAGCCCTAAAAACACCAGCCCAGAATAGAGCGGCAGGGGAAGGGGAGGTGGGGTAGATGGTCAAGCTTTTGAATTGTGAAAAATGCGGTAAGTATTTACCTAGTCCTTGCCCAGATTGTTTCCCGAAGGAATTGAATAACGCTGAACTCAATAAGGCGGTGGCGCTTGCTAAGGGGTGGCATCGTTCTTTTTACGGCACATTAGGTACAGGAGATATAGCAGGTATCAAGCAAGATTTTCAATGGGAAAACTCTGATGGTGAGTCTGTTATCTGGAACCGTGACTGGAACCCCGCCGAAGACCGAGCGCAGGCCATGAATGAGTTGGTCGATGAGTTGGGTGATATGAAGTTTAAGGTAGTGGTCTATTTCGACCCAGGCGAACCACCTGAAGTCCATGCGGAAAACCATAACAGTCTTTATGAAGCTATAGGCCAAGGCAAAGACAGGGACCAGCGCACAGCAAATGCTATATGTCAGGTTTACTTGAAGGTGAAAGCTAATTGATGTCAGATAATATGTTCGGCACTATGTCCGCTAATATGTTCGGGACTATGCCTATTTCTCTGTTTCCATCTGGGCATCCTGGATCTACGGGCACTGTTGTGGTTACATCTCCACTTTCCATATTTAAAGGGGTTCCATTATTCCCGTTACCAGAAACATCGGTAATGCTAGAGATGGTATCCCCATCTACAGGCCAGGCACCTAGAAGGCCGGAAGTAATTACTCCAGCTAATCCTTTAGACAACCCGCACAGGTAAACATTCAGGACTGCTGCATCTAGGTCAGCCAGTGTGGCAAGCCCAGATGAAAACGCAGCGCCTATGACTGCAAACTGAGAGGCATTTGATGTGAGGAAACCCTGCCCACCATTTTTGGGTTGCGCCCCCAAGTACATACGACCATCAGATTCGTTTATCAAGTTTATGGTGTTGGCAGTGTTATCGGTCTGTCTTACGCCATTATTCCACAGATGCAGAACCCCGTTGTACCTGAACCCAAAGAGATGCCTAAAGGCTCCAAGGCCAGTTAGAACTATATTGGATACCACAAAGGAATTACCACTGCCATTACCAATAAAGAATCGGGCTTTGTCTGGGTCTGCACCATCGCTCTGCGCATAGTCTATAAATATACGGCTCTTGTTTGCAGCACCAGTAACACCGTAATGTATTACGCTTTGGTTGTCAGTAGATGTTGCAGGATCTAAGACCCAGACACTCATACCGCAGTCATTGGTCCCGTGGGCAATCAAGGACGAGACTTTGCCTATGTCAACAACCTCGTCACCACCACCAAAAGAAAGGCTGTTTGTGTTGACTGCCATTAGTCACCATCTTTCGCGCACCATTTGTCCGTCTTGAGTTCAACCGCAAATTCCTCATGGCTGAAAGATGGATAGCTGGATAGTTCATCGTGTATAGGGCCTAGGAAATGCAGGAACACTTCATCTGGCCCTTCCGTTGTATGCCTGAGAAGCCCACCCGGTTTCTCCTGTACACAGTCCAAGGACAAAAGCTCATCTGTGACATCACTGAAAGGAAGAACTACAAAGGTTTGTTCATGTTGTGACACTACATCCTCCTCAACAAGGATCCGAATCAACTTCACTACCAAATATTATAACCTGACAATCTGTTAAAGCTGTAAGATCATCGCGTACAGTTACAACAATTTTGTCAGAAAATGCATTATCCATTATTGGTGGATCTGTGAAATCCAAGGTCAACGATATGCAACTGAGTACACCATTGGATATTTCATTTTTCAAATTAGCGGCAAATTTTAGGTTGTCTCCTAGTTTCCTGAAATTACCTAGAAATCCATCTACACCTTTTCTTGTTCTCGTTGTTAGGATTCCATTCGTAAGTGGACCGATATTCAGAATCTTATTTATATCCAAATTTGATACACTGAATCCGTCTGTAGACGGATTTCGTAACAGGTGCATATCGAGAGGCCCAGAAACATTTACAGCGAAACGATGTATCTTTGTTTTTTTACCCGGATTAGGCAACAAGGTAAAATCTATGTTCTCACCTAATTCCTCTATTTGCAAATCGTCCATATAAAATGTCGGTGACTTCGGGCCGCCTCTGGTTTCTATCTCAATCCTAAAAGCGTCCACAGTGGCAGTCGCAAGGCCCATATCTGCGAGAGGTATTACTACGACTTGGGTGACCACAAGATCAGTGATATCGATTAGACCTTCAATAAGAACTTTTGTCCCTACCTGTACGCCCCCACCAGTATCATAGCCGTATATTGAAATAGAATCACCGGGTGTCCAATCACTGGTTATCTGAATATTGAAAGTTATAGCAGCGTGAGCACTCAACGGAAAGTCTGAGCCATTGTCGAACTGCATGATGTCGCCAACATTTGGGTTGGCAATCTCAATGCTTGCAGCTCCATTTATAATAACGTTTGTGGAATTGAAGGTAAACTTGTTGCCAACCACAGAAGTCGCGGTCCACAAAGTACTATCCAGACCATCATGTATTTTCTCGGGCGTACCAGAAAAAGCACCATTGGCCGCAGCCAAGTTGATCCCAAAAGTGGGGTTGAAGGCCGCTAAGATAACTGGTTCTGGTTCGTCCCCCGGCGCTATAAATACCATGCCCTCAGGGTGTCTTGAATTGGTTGATGATGATTACAACGTTTCCGCTAGTGGGAGTAGAAACCACCTTTACGCAAGAAATATGCGTATCATTGTTGGCGATATAATCCCCTGTACCCGAAGATACTTGGGAGAAAGGCGCGGTTTCTAGATCTGCAAGCCTACCACCATCGGGTGGATCCAGATCATCTTCCGCAGCCGCCGCGGTAGTCTTTTTTGTAGCCGTGGTTACATCGACAGTGGCGGTTTGACCATTCTTTTTTACTTGGATGGATGTTTTGAATCTTGGATCTACGGGAAAAAATACCGTCCTTGCGCCAGCACCAGACAAAAAGAAGGTGTGGTAAGCGGTGGGTTGATTATTAATTTCATTTAGTAAAGCTGTTACCATAATTTTTTCTCCTTCATTACAGGGGGCAGTATACAGCCTCTCCTAGGCAAACAAAAGGAATTTTCTATTTTTTGTTGATTTTTGACACTCAAGTTGTTATAAACAGGACCCGATAATAGCGAGATTTCGGGTAATTCAGTAAAACGTGTTGCAATTGTTAGTGAATAAGCTATAATGCTTTCGGTTCGATAAAGGGGGAACGAAAATCATGAGTAAATATCCACTAGAAAAATATACGATGACTACGCGGGAGACCGCTGAGAAGTTGGGGTATAAACCCAACCATGTGCGGACACTGGCCGCCACTAGCATATTGCCCGCTGTCAAAAGATTTCGACAGTGGATGTTCTGCGAAGCAGAACTCGAAGAATTCTTCGAAGCCCAGACTGCCAAGGCCACATCGCATGCTGCCAGCGACGCTGACAACAGCGATATCCTTAGCTGACGCTGGCTTCACAGTAATAAAACTCGACGGTAAAAAGCCAGTTGATTTCAACTGGACACAGGCGGAGTACCGCTGGTCTGAAGAAGTCGAAGAGAGTTTTAGAAGCTGGGAAGGCAACTACGGCATTGTGATTGATCATGGCTGGCTGGTCATCGATTGTGATCCTCGAAATTATGATGACGAGGATAACCCTGTAAAACGATTGGCCCAAGACTGCAAAATAAATTTCAGAAAATGTGGTGCCGTATCCAAAACCGGGGGCGGAGGGTATCACATTTTTCTAAAAGTACCAAAAGACCTGAAGATCAAAGAAATACAGAAAAAATATAAGGGCCTTGAATTCAAAACAAAAGGGCGTCAGGTAGTCGGTCCGGGATCAATCCACCCAGATACCAGAAAACCATACCTGTTGGATTCAAGGTCCCTTCTTTTCTCTGAAATCGAAGATGCCCCAAAATCCCTACTCGATATCATATCCAGACCAGAAGTCATCAGCGAGGTAAAACCTAAGGATGATATCGAAGGGACAATGGATGATAACGCAGTGGTTGAGATCCGGTACAAAGAGTATCTGCTGAATGCGGATGCCGCTGTGCAAGGTGATAGAGGCGATGCCACCACTTATGCTGCTGCATGTAAAGGCCATGACTTTGGTCTTTCTCAAGAGAAGGCCTTGGCCCTTATGCTGGAGCATTACAATCCCCGGTGTACTCCTGAGTGGGATCCCGCTGATCTGAGGGAAAAAATAAGAAATGCTTTTTCTTACTCCACCGGGTCATATGGTCAGGCACTCCCAACAACGGATTTCAAGAAAGTAGAAGCACAAGGCGTACACCCCTTGTGGACAGGGTGGAAGTTCATGGCTAATTCCAAGTTGTTGGATCGGTCATCCATAAAAAATATCCGCAATTGGTTTCTAGGTGAGGGATACCCCTTACGAGATAGCCTTCGGTTCAATTCTTTCAGCCATAACATCCAGGTAGTGAAGCCTCTTCCCTGGAGATCTGACGAAAAAACGCTTCCAATCAAAGGTCGTGCATGGGATGACGATGATATGGAAGATTTTCAAGTTTGGCTAAGTGCGGAAAAAGATTTCGATGTGAAAATCTCAAACATAAGAACGGTGGTGAAAACAGTGGCACGACTAGATAAATTCCACCCGGTAAAAGATTATTTGAATGGGCTTACCTGGGATGGTAAACCTAGACTTGATACATGGTTGATCGATTATGCGGGGGCTCATGACATTGAGATGAACAGGGAGATATCCCGGCTGGTCCTCATGCAAGCAGTAGAGCGGATCTACCATCCAGGGTGCAAGGCAGATTACATGGTGGTGCTAGAAGGTAAACAGGGTGTTGGTAAGTCTGGGATCGTAAAGATTCTTGGCGGGGAGTTTTATGCCGATCTCCATATAGATCCACACAACAAGGATACAGTCTCTGACCTCATGGACAAATGGATTGTAGAGATACCAGAAATGGTTTCACATAGAAAATCTGATGCTGATAGCATGAAGGCTTTTATCACAAGAGAAGTAGATATTTGCCGCATGCCTTATGCAGCCACTTCTAAAAAATACCCTAGGAATTTCATTCTCATCGGGACGATAAACCCAAATGCTTTGCTGGAATATTTCAAAGACGATTCCGGGAACCGTAGATATCTCCCCATTGAAATCTTCAAGGTGAAATGGAAGGCCTTGGAAAAAGTGAGAGACCAATTGTTTGCAGAGGCAGCAGATAGAATCCTGAGTGGAGAAAAGGCTTACATCACAGATGAAAAAGTCCTGAAGCAACTAGAGAGCGCACAAAAACGTAGACAGGCTCAAGACCCATGGTTGGACACGATCCAGCATTGGTTATTCGATGGAGAAGATGTAAAAGAATTTGTGACCACTCGGGATGTTTGGGTTTGGGGTATGCGAGGGGCAGAAGCCCAACTAAAACCACATGACCGTGTTCGTATTGCCACTGTCTTGAGAGACCTTGGGTATCATGATACAACAAGACGGGTGAAAGGTAGATCTACCCGGGGATATTCTAATAAAGAACAAGTGGAGGTGGAATAATGGAGGATATTCAGGCTTTGCATAGATATTTAGCCGGGTGTACCCAAGCACTGGAGCATAAAATAAATCCACCTTCAGGGCCACCTTGGTTCAAGATTAGAATCCAAATATGGGATAAGGATCAATATGCCAAATTGATATGGGGTAGCGGTGTACGGATGACGCGACAGGTTTATACCTTTGTCAGCACTGAGCCGGGGAGCGTGAATTTAGCATGAAAAAGAAAACTAAAGACTTCGACATCTCCGTTGAACACGTTGCTGATGATAACGACGAGCAACCAGATGGTGAATACGAGGAGATGCTTGTAGGGAAGAAACATCAGAAGATTGTAGAAACAAGGATCAACCCGGATGACGGCGTGGAGGAGACCATTGTCACTTACGACCCTATGCGGGCAAGGACAAACAAGGTAGATTTTAGGAAAGTACCCCAGAAACACTGGGATGAAATTTTTGGAAAGGGAGGCGGGTGAAATGGTACTTAGGTTCAAACCCGATAAGATACTGAAACCTTTCTATGCTACGTGTGAAGATTGTCACGGGTATCCCTCTAATGAACAAAATTCTGAAGAAAAGTGGGTATACATCGAACAAAAGAAAGTGTTAGGTCATGGTAGAAAATTTGCATTATGCCCGCATTGTGCGGAGAAAAGAGGTATGAAAAGATGAGAATAGGAACACAGTGCGACGATATGGGGTTATTTATCCCATTGATGGTTTTCAAAAGTGAGGTCATTGGTATGTCTCACGATGAAATCAAACAACTTATAGATACACGCTTAGCAGGAATGCGCAAAGAAGCACATGAAAAATGTGCCTTCTTACAAAAGGATGTCTCTGAACGAATAATCGATAACCGAATCAGCGAAATGGCAATAGCGAAATGCGAGAGTTCACAGAGCAAGACCTCAAGCCATTCCAACGAATCGGAGTAGACTTTTTAGCCGCTATGGAAGCGGCCTATCTGGGGGATCAAATGAGATTAGGAAAATCGGTACAATCTATCTGTGCCGTCAACAAACTGGGGGCCGAGCGTATACTCGTGACTTGCCCTGCATCCGTCAAACTCCCTTGGGAAGGGATGTTTGGTTCGTGGGGTGATCGGGACTACAAGTGCGATGTTGTATTTGGCGTGAATGCCAAGATCAACCCGAGGGCTAACGTAACGATCCTAAACTATGATCTCCTGGTTTACCCTAAAATTTTCAACCAACTTCGGAAAATGAAATTCGATGTTGGTATCTTTGATGAGGCTCATTACTTGAAGGGAAGGAAATCCAAGCGTACAAAGCGGGTCTTGCAGCGTGGCGGTATAGCCCAGATGTGTGATCGAAAATGGTTTATGTCTGGTACGCCCATGCTCAACAGGCCCGTCGAGCTGTACCCGATCCTGGCCTCCTGTGCCCCCAAAGTAATTGCACCCTATGATACCTATGAAAAATATATCCAGCGTTTCTGCGGGGGCTATTGGGATGAGTATGATTGGTATGACAAGGGGTCCACACACAGAGAAGATCTGAATAGAAGGCTACATTCTGGGTTTATGCTCCGGCGTACACGTAAAGATGTGGGCGATGAGATGCCGGAACCTGAATGTGAATTGGTTCCTATCCCAGCAAGCGGGAAGATGGAAAAACTCACAGCCAAAGAATTGAAATGGACCTCCAAGGACGCCAAGTACCAGAGCTTCGAGGATATGGAAGGCGAACTTGCTACCGTTCGTAGAGAAATTGCGATGGAGAAATTGCCGCATGCACTCCAGCATGTGAAATACCTACTTACAGCAACGGATAAAGTGGTGGTCTTTGCCTACCATCGGGACATGATAAAAGGTTTGGCAGAAGGCCTGAAAGCTTTCAACCCGGTGGTCATACATGGCGGCGTAGGTACGAAGAGAAGAGAAGAAAGAAGGAAACAGTTTCAAGAGGATCCGAATACTCGGCTAATCGTTGGACAGTTTGAAGCGTGTGGAGAGGGAAATGATTTCTCAGCCGCAGATGTAATATTTTTTGCTGAGATTGGATGGGTACCTGGGAAATTGGAACAACCAATGGCGCGATGCGACCACATAACAAAGACCCAAAAAGTACTCATCCAATTCTTGGTTCGTATGGAGAGCGTGGAAGAACACATGCTCCGGACAGTTATTGACAAGATGAAAAATATCAAGGAAACAATTGAAGACGATGATGACATCGCCTACATGTTCACTTAGAAAGGAGTGATATGAGTATTGACAGTTTGTTTGAAAGACTTGTGAGTGCCGCCGAGCTAATCGCTAAGAATGGCGAGACGCTAAAGGATCTTTGCTTAAATCAGGCGGAGGCTAAGCCTGCTGCAAAAACTAAAGCAAAAGGCAAAGCAAAAAGCAAGGATAAGCCCGCCCCTGCACCAGAGCCCGAGGACGATGATCTTGGTGATGACTTGAGTGAAGATCAGCAAATTACCGATGATGATCTCATGGATGTACTTCGGGAAATCATCAGAGTAAAAGGCAAAGACATTGGTAAAGCTGCTCTCAAGAAATATGACGCAGGTCGGGTAAGTGAAATACCCAAAGACAAAGCTGCTAATTTCATTGTCCATTGTAAGGCTTTGCTCGATGGTTAGGGTCACAATAGGATTATGCCGGAATCTTTTAGCCCAAGTTGTCTCTGAACTTGGAACAAACACTGCACGAAAATGTTTGATGGAGGTAGGGGCTGAATGTATATCTGATATCCCGGAAAGCTTACTTCCAGAATTCGTAGATTTTTGTGGGGAGGTTCTTCGTGTCCGAGCATAGCAGTATAGGAGCATCTTCCGCTGAAAGATGGTTCAATTGCCCTGGTAGCGTTGCCCTTATACCAAAAGCCCCTGAAGAGGAGCCTAGCAAATATGCTGAACAAGGGACGGCTGCCCATTGGGTACTTGAAGAATGTCTTGGGACTGATGAAGACCCTCAGGACTATGTGGGAGAAGAAGCTCCTAACGGAGTGACTCTCAAACAAGAGGACATTGATGCCATCATAGAAACCATTGAGTTGCTCGAGGAATTCAGAAAAGAGAAAAAATATATTCTCTTGAAAGAGATTCGTGTTGATCTAAGAATCATCTATGAAGACCTGTTTGGTACTGCGGATGTTATCTTTGTCTCCCCGGATCTCAGTGACTTGGCAATTTTTGATTATAAACATGGCGCTGGAAAATTGGTCCAAGTGTATGAAAACAAACAGGGGATGTACTACGGCTTAGGAGGCATAAAACATGCATCTGACAAATATGCTGAAGGTATGCTCGAAATGCTTGGTTGGGGTCATGTTTTCGGAAAAGTTACGATTGGAATTATCCAACCAAGAGCTACACATAGGGATGGTCCTTTTCGGACATGGGTAGTACCGCCAGCGCGTCTGGATGAGTTTGCGGAGGAGCTAAAGCTGAAAGCAAAAGCCACCCGACAAAAAGACGCGCCCCTTGTAGCTGGTCCTTGGTGCTCTGGCACTTGGTGTCCGGCAAGATTCATTTGTCCACAGCCTATCAAGATGGCTCAGGAAGTAGCGAAGGTTGAATTCTCAGTCGTTGAAGATCCTAAACTACCAAAACCTGAAACATTGTCTAACGAAGAGATAATAAAGGTTCTGGAAATTGAAGATCTCATGAAAAGCTGGTTCAATTCTGCCAAGGCCCATGTCCAATCGATCATTGAGAACGGTGGAGAATTCCCGGGCTTCAAGATTGTAAAAACAAAGCCTAACCGGAAATGGATCGATGAGAATGAAACCATCGAGACAATCGGAATGGCGGTATCTGAGGAAGATATGTATTCCAAGAAGTTGAAGTCCCCAGCGCAAATGGAAAAGCAACTGGGTAAAAAGCATAAGACGATGGTGGCTGATTTATGTTTCATTCCCGAGGGAACAAATGTATTGGCACCTGAACATGATAAAAGGCCTGCCGTTGAATGCGGGCCACAAGTTGATTTTGAACGTATAGAACAATAAAACCTTAGAGAGGATAAAACCATGACTACATTTATGACTCCCAATTTCCGAGTATCTTTCCCGCACGTGCTCAAGACAACCCTCGGGTACAAGAATCAACAAGACCCCCATTACAGCATGGATATGCTTTTTGATATGGAAAAGATCAAGGCCGACCCAAAGCAAAAAGAATTGTGGAAGGGTATGAAGGCCGCAATGCAAGCTGCCTTAGTGAAAAAGTTTGGGGATAAGATTCCTGAAGATTACTATAGCCCACTTCGTAAGGGTACAGAGAAATCCAAGAAGGATAAGCCGGGTTACGGAGAAGGTATTGTGTTTGCAAAGGCAAAGGACAAAACTCGTCCGGGTCTTGTCGATCAGAACAAGCAAGACATCATTTCCGCAGAAGATTTCTATCCCGGATGTTACGCACGAGCGACCATCAGTGCTTGGGCCTATGACGCTAAAGATGGCGGAGTGTCTTTCAACCTCCACAACATCCAAAAGATCGCTGATGGGGAACCATTCGGTGCTGGCCGCTCATCTACTGATGACGATTTCGAGGCTCTTGATACTGGCGGTTCCGATGACCTTGATGACCTTGATGATCTGGACGATGACGATGATGATATGCTGTCATGAGAACGCTAAAAGGATTCATGTATGCGGTACTTAGCTTCGCCGGGATCGGGGTATTAATATCTATTCCGGTAATGATGTATGCCTTTATCATAGCGTTCCATACTTGGGTCGTTAGGTGGGCTTGGTATCTATGATCTACATCGACTTTGAGACTCGTTCCAAAGCCGACATCAAGAAAGAAGGGGCTTGGCGCTACTCTGAGGATGAGAGCACCGAGCCCCTTTGTATGGCGTTCGCTGTCATGAGTTTGCCAGTGGACATCTGGGTCCCGGGGGAAGACTTTCCCCGGGACCTCGCCTACTACATCGACCAGGGTCATATGGTCGAGGCTCACAATGCTTTCTTCGAGCGGGCCATCTGGAGGAATATCATGGTGCCACAATACGGATGGCCAGATATACCGGATGACCAATGGGCATGCAGCATGGCCCGGGCCTCCGCCCTGGCCCTCCCCAGGAAGCTGGAGGGGGTAGGCGCGGCCCTCAACCTACCAATACAGAAGGATTTGGATGGGCACACTATCATGCTCAAGTTATGTAAACCTAGGCGAAAAAGTAAAGATAATAGTGAAACGTGGCATAGGGGAAGTTCAGACTTCCGAAAACTCTACAATTACTGCGTAGATGACGTAAAATCAGAGAGGTGCCTCAGTGAGCGTATAAGGCCTCTCAGCGATTATGAACGTAAGGTATGGCTTCTGGATCAAAAGATGAACATGAGGGGCCTACGCATCGACATGGAGGCCGTAGAAGCAGCAAGAGAGATAAGCGCGGTGTACAAGAACCGCCTCAACTCCCAGATGGCCGTAGCCACGGAGGGTGTTATCACCAAGACCACTCAGAATGCAAGGCTCCTAAAGTGGATCCAGGGGAAAGGATTTCCCATGGAAAGCCTTGCTAAAGACCATGTAACTGAGGCGCTCAAAGAGATGGTCCTTCCAGAGGATGATGTCTACGAGGCTCTGAAGATCCGCCAAGTAGCGGCTAAGACATCGGTAGCCAAGTACAGCAAAATGATCGAGACGGTAGCCAGCGATGGCACGGTCAAGGATCTGTATGTGTATCACGGGGCGGGGCCCGGGAGGTGGACAGGTAGAGGCGTACAGCCCCAGAACCTTCCAAGGAATAAAATCAAGAAAGGTCTGGAGACCTGCTTCGAGATCCTGAAACAGAGAGACCATGAAGCATTTGAGATGTGCTACCCCGATGTCCTCGGCACCCTAAGCTCCATGCTCCGGGGATGTTTCATTCCGACAGAAGGTAAGAGATTTTTTGGTGGGGACTTTTCATCCATTGAAGCCAGGGTTTTATTCTGGGGAGCCAAAGAGAAACATGGATTGCACCTGTTTGAAACTGGGGCAGATATCTATGTGGACATGGCTAAAGACATTTATGAAAAAGATCTGGATATAGATGAGGATGAAAGAACCTTGGGCAAAAAAGTGGTTCTCGGATGTGGATATCAGATGGCCCATAAGACCTTTAGGGAAACTTGTAGAATAGACGGGATCATTATATCTGAGGCCATGTCAAAGAAAACCATAACTGCCTACAGGGAAAAATATAAAACCGTGGTTCAATATTGGTACGACATGGAAGCCGCAGTGCTGGAAGCCGTAGACACTGGCCGTAAGGTACGTTGTGGTCCCGCCGTATGGAAAGTGATAGGCGAGTTCCTGTATTGTAGGCTACCATCTGGTAGGAGACTCGCGTACTACCACCCAATGCTTCAGATGGTTGATACTCCTTGGGGGCAGCAAAAGCTTGCTGTCACCTACATGTCAGTTGATAGCTACACAAAGAAATGGATTAGAGAAAAAACATACGGGGGTAAGCTGGTAGAGAATGTCACCCAGGCCATTGCTCGGGATCTCATGGTCAATGCCATGTTTGCTGTCGAGGATGCCGGGTATGAAATCGTAATGACCACACACGATGAACTTGTGGGTGAGCATGATAAGGGATCAGTGGGACAATTTGAAAAACTTATGGTCAAGCTACCAGATTGGGGTAAGGGTATCCCGATGAATGTAAAAGGTTGGTCAGGAAAGAGGTATTTGAAATGAGTTACATTTGGACATCAAAATATATTAACCGTGGGGATAATCACATATTCACTTTGCAATTAGAATTAGCTTCTATCCACGATGTTGAGGATATGCTTTTACATTCAGAGAACAAGCTTTTAGGGTATCAGTTGAAATCCAAATTTCTACAGGCATTATTAGATGGCTAGTGAAAAAGAAACCATAAAACGCTCGCGTAAACATCTTAAGGATAGAGGGTATGTAGTCGGGAAGGTGGGGTATTACAACGCCCGTATCAAACGGAATAAAGACTTGTATGGCTTTCTGGATTTGGTTGGTCTGCATCCCTGTGAGAAAGGCGTTCTTGGGATACAGACTACAACCTCCGGCCATCTTGCGGAGAGAGTAAAGAAAGCAGAAAATCTGGAAGCCTATTGGGATTGGCTGGGGTCTTCCAATGATGTCGAATTTCACGGCTGGCGGAAGATCAAACATGAGACAAAGAATATAAAAATTTGGAAACCCAGGATCATAAGGGTGAGCTGGAAAGATGTATTGGCATGAAATTGACAAAAGAACAGATAGAATGGTTGTTGAATGACCCCGATAGTTCATACAGCAAAGAGGGTATACATCGGAGTTTTCAAGCCAATGGAAAGAGGATTCTCAAGAATATCCAACTAAAAAAGGGGGCCGAGCGACCTAACGCTCGAGCCCCCTAGTTCTCTACCGGGGGATAGAGATTCAGATATTGGCTTTTATCTTAGCCACAACCTTTTTCACTTTTTCAGGCATACGTTTGGAGACTTCCGCTAGAGCGAGGTCTCTTTGTACTGGAGTCAATTTGCTGTACCCTGCCGCTACTGACAGAACGATTTCTTTAGTATTCCGTTTGTGATAAATTCCTCGGATTATCGCCGCCACGGTCGATAGCGCCAGACCAGCCACAACAAGAGGAGGATTGCCGCTATTGGTGGCAAAATCAGTAATAACATCCACCGCACCAGAACTTTCACCCGGGGCCCCTACGAGCCAATCAAGCTGAGTGCATCCCGCCATTAGAGCTAGGCCGCCTAACAATATGTACTTTAGTTTCTTCATCGGAAATATCCTTTCTGTTTCCATTATATCTATTCAAAATTGCCTGTTTCAAATTCTGAATCTCTTTTCGAGCTGTGTCAACCTTTTTCGGTCTACCCCTCGAAAATAAGTTTGAAAATGAGATAGACAAGCCCGCCGCTTGATGCTCCATAACCCACCGCACCTTTCTTTGTAAGTAAACCATTGAGCAACGTTTCTATCCGCGTAAGGGCGGTCACAGTTGCCAGATCATTTCTATGTACTTCATCCTTGAAATAGTCCAATTTCTTTTCAAGGTTTATCATTCTCTCCTCAATCGCGCTCATCTCAGATCCCTAGCTCCCCGTCCGTTGGTACCAATTGCAGGACTACCTTCCGCTCGGCAGATGTCATGACTTCCCAAGAAGCCTTTCTTACTGCACTCTCTTTTGTTGCGATGACCGCTGCTGTTCTTCTGTCGTTCAGAGCTTTCTCTGCGATTCTTGTACCCCTTCTAACTGGGTCTAATACGACCTTGCCATCCACCAGTTCATCGGAAATTTCTTTAGGGGAGATGGTCTCAGTATCAAAGGGTTCCCAAGTGACCCCCTCTACTTCAGGTATATACTTCGGATCCAACGTCCATTCACGGGGCAAAACTGGCACCCCATTTATACATTTCACATAATTTAGGTGTGGCATAAATCCTCCTATACAGGTCCAAGGGCTTCAAAGCTAAATTGACGATCATCCGCAGCACCAGTATCCCCACGAAAAGTTCTTACTCTAGCCGCACTGGTAGAGAGCGCTTCGTAGACAATGGAGCCTATCGCGGTCCCCCCTCCCGAAGAATCTATAGCTGGAACAAAAGAAGGGAGGGAGTCGTAAGTTGTGGTGAAGTTGACAGTGTGGTCTCCCGTTCCGTTGTCGGTTATTGTGAATCCCGTTCCAGCCGTAATCGCTGCGCTAGATGCCACTACACCGCGAAGAAGTTTAAGTTGAGGCTCACCGCTGTCTTTTATGATGTTCTGAGAAGCCGCAGAAGCAGCAGCATTGTTTTCAGAAACAAGAGCAGCGGCAGCACTGGCCGCAGAAGCTGTAACATCCAGACCTGTCAATACGACATCAGCATTTGTCAATACAAGATCAGCGGCACAGGCATTTTCTGAAACAAGAGCAGCGGCAGCACTAACTGCGGCATCATTAGCCGACACATCCAAATTCTCCAAGTCATCAGCGGCAGAATTCCAACCAAGAGCTTTACCAGCTACAGGAGAAGGGAGGGTAAAATTAGCTCCTGTATCAGCAATGCTTTGAAGAATCGCTCTATCCAATTGCTCCTGGATCTGAATATTTACCCGGGCTTGTTTATCAAATTCGCCTTCTAATTGTGGCTCCTGGATGTTCCCTACAGCGGGGATATTGAAGGACATATCAAGAGTCAATTCTCTACGAACGATAATCCTCTTGGTATCATCTGGGGCTGATATAAGCAGGTTCACTGTCCCACCCTCGCTGGAAGTATTCAGGGCCACTGTGTAATCTGAGCTGCCCCCTTCAGTTAGCGGTGAATCAATCACTCCGGTAGCAATGGTTTCCAGTTCTACGATTAGTTCATCGACTAGCTGTCCAGCTAGTGGTGTCTCTACTGGGAAAGTAAAAGGGAATGCCGTAGTGACGCCATTTCCAATAGTGACTATTTTGGTAGTTAGATCTTCGGTTGTCATTTTTTACTCCTTGAATAAATCTTTCAGATCTTCGAATTCATCTTTCTTCTTGAAGCCAGCCTCTACAGTTCGTGGGGTCCAACCAAGTATCTTCAGAACCCCTTTAGCTGTTTTGTCTTCTTCAAATATGTCAGGGTCTGTTATATCCGTAATACCCTCGTACCCATCATATAGCCTTTTGAATGGGATTCCAGTAGAAGGTCCGGCTATCAGCTTCAAAAATGATTCCAGAAGCTCCTCGACTTTGATCTCTTCTTTGTCCTTATCCAGGGCTTCCATGGATCGAATAATGGCTTCTTGGATATCCCCTATGGGTAAAACCCCACCTCCCCGGAATTGATCCAGTTCAGAATCGGTAAAGGCATTCAGTCCCCCACGGACCAAGGCGTCCAGTACATCCTTGAAAATAAAAACACCATTCAAAGACCCCAACCATCTGGCTCGTCTCTGCTCATCTTCATCCCATCGTCCGAAGTCACTCACCCACTGGAATATCATTGGCAGGAGAAAATGGTATATTGCTATTGTTTTGGCAAATTGCTTGACAGTTATTTTACCTCTGAGTATGCCATCAATGGCGCTCATCTCCCGGCGCAGATATTGATTCTGGGCAGAACCAAACATGGTGAAAAGTTTACCAATGGACCCCAGCAATTGTAATTTGGACAGTTTGGAGAAGTCAGATGATTGCTGGGTAGCAGATCCCTTGGCTTCTAAGGCAGCTACCGCAGATTTTCGGGATCCCGTCTTTTTCAATGTATGCCGATACACAGCCCATGCCCCGGGAAGAATGCCCCACCGATCTCCCAGCCGTGTGGTCATCAAAAGATAATTGTCCAGGGTTTGAGTACCCCGATACAAAGAAAAAGCATTTGAATTCGCTATGTCTTTCAGGTCACGATCCATGCTCCCGCCTCTGGTATGAACAAAGTCAGAAAGTCTATCCAATATTTTTGCGTTCTTTATTGGGTTCCTTGCAAAATCCAATATGCCTATGGCGAATTCTAAGGGGGGTATGTTTTCAGCAAAAGCCAAAGTAGATGTCATCTGCTTAGGGACACTCGAAATCTTACCCGCCAAAGCTGCGCGAGTTATATTTCTTCTCAAGAAATCAGCAGAGGCTACCCGGAGGCGGGCATTATCTTTACCCCGTGTCCGGAATAACTGAATGTACCCTTCGATAACCCGTAATGAATCGCCCCCGTATTTCTCGCTGATTAGGCTCTTGACTTTAGAATTGCCAAATATGGATTGTAAAGTTCTATCTTTCTCCGCCCAATTCAACCAGTGGTTCATTTCAAAGGTGTAGCCAGTTAGGACATCAATGTCAGATCTAACACGCAGAGGGGCCTGTGTCTTGGTACGAGACTTCAAAGTCCCAGGGGCTGTGGTTCTCCGTATGTTCAGTTCTTGCAAGAAAGAATCAATAACATCCTGCTGCCCAACCACCCTGCTTGTGGGAGTGTAATTCGGATTGGACCCTGGATCGATACCATAGAATTTTTTGTACAAGGGGCGGACCTCTTTATCATAAAATTCTTGGTATATCTTTCGTTTTTCTTTGTTCCATTGTACATCGGCTTCGTTCAAGAAACTATCTATCCGATCAACCATATCTTGAGTAAGGCCTTTTATGTGGGTAGCCCCCAGTTGGTACCCGCTTCCTTCAGATCGTATACGTTCGTTCAAAGTGGGATCCGCTAATTCCATAACGATACTGCGGGCTTCGGATTTTGTGAGGTGGAGCAATACCGTCTGCCCGGAAGCGTCAATCATATTTCCGAAATTCCCTTCAGGAGTAAGTCTGTTATCGGCTTCCATCTTCCGAGCAAATTGTCCTTGCCTTTTGAATCCGAATGCCCGGAAACCAGCACCGACGATCTTCTGCGCCATGCGGTCTACATCGCCCTTCTCCTTTTGCTCCTCCGCGACAACGCTGGTGATCTTCGCAAAGACCCCTTTTATAGACAGGTCGCTTAGTTTCTTACCAATATCCTTGTTCACAGAGGCCAACTGCTTGGCGTCTTTTATGGAAACGATATCTTCTTTCAGGGCTTTCTTCCTTGGTTCAGACAAGGGAGAAATATCTACCAGACCGGAGAGGTCAGATTTTGCCCCCTTCAACTGTTCATCGGAAAGTTTGTCACCCTTCTTAGCCAGCTTGGCAATGTTTTTGGTAGCCACTTCCAGGGTCTTGGTGTTATCAATGACTTCAATCACATCCTCGTAACCGCTCAAGCTATTCTTTCCCTGGGTATAGGCAACTATCAATTTTTTCCGTAAAGTTTTCTTACGTTCAGAAGTAGGCAATAAAGGGTCGCCCCCTTGAATAGCTGTTATTGCAATTTCAACATTCTTTTCAGCTTCTGTTTTCTTGGCAATCCTCTTACCCGTTGCCAGCCTGCGCCCTTCCGTTATGAAAGATGCTATTTGCTCATTTAGGGCTACCAATTCAGCGGAAGTTTTGCCTTTGATATCGGAGAATGCGTCCAGAATTGCATTCTCTTGGGCAAACTGTACTTCCGGGGGCATGTTCCCTAAGTCCTCTATACGTTTATTTATGAGTTCCTGGGCAGGATTTATACGCTCCCCATTTACGACCTCTGCTTTTATTTGTATAGCTTTACGAATGGTATCCAGAGCGTTCTGGATTTCAGGGGTAAACTTACCTACCAATTTTCCAGATTTACTTATGGGCTTCGCAGATTTCAATTGTTTTTCCATGACGGATAATTGTTTTCTTACGTCTCTGGTTTCCTCTGCTCTAGCGATCCTTGCCTCAAATTCAGGAAGTTCCCTATTGAGTTGTTCGATAGTCTGTATATCCCGTATCTTTCTAAGGAAAGGTTTCGTCGGGATCTTCGCTTTTTCCAGCGCTTCGATGAGTTGAGTTTGTACAATCTTGGCCTCACCTTTAGCAAATTTAGCTGCGCTTTTCGCCCGTTGACTAAGAGCAGAAATTATGCTCTTGGGGGTAACCGTGATTTTCTCTGAAGGTCTTACTTCAGCCTTCGGGGCTTTCAAGAATTCATCGAATTTCTTACGGGCAATAGATACCTTTCCTTCCAGAACCTTTTCGTCCGCTCGGAGTTTCTGTAGGATTTTTGATTTCTGTTTCTCCAGCACCCCGACTTCGGTCTCCAGTGTTTTTATCTGGGCATCTATAGATTCGGTGGACTGAAATTGGTCGAATAATTCTGTACGTTCTCCCTGTAGCGCCTCGATACCATTCTTCAACTTATCTAAAGTGAGATCAACATCTTCTGTAGCCTCTAATGCAGTCTTCGCCAAGAGCCTACCCTCTTTCTGCAAAGTGGTAAGTTCCTCACCCAACCGTTTGGCCCGCCCTTCGATGATAACTTCCCTTTCTGGGAACTTCTCTTTGGCTTTCTGTACAGCCACTTGTTCTTCGGGAGATATTTTTATTTTCTCTTTTGGGGCTTTCACTTCTGCCCGAGCTTTTCGATCCTTTACAATTTCTGCGAAGACCTCTAGGGGAATCCCTTGGGGTACGGGTTTCTTACCAGCCAGAATATCAAGGATCTCGGCCTCTGTTTGTAAAGGGGCTACTGGAACTACAGCTTTTTCTTTTTCCTCGATCACTGGTTTTGCAGCAATACTTGAAGCTTCTTCATCAGAAATTTCACGGTCTTTAGGTTCTACAAAACCTTCGGATTTTTTACGATTCTGTATAAACTCAATGCTAGCGGCTGTGCCCTTTACTCCCGCGCCCGTGAGGCCAATTACCGTAGCTTCCACTCCCAGTTCCTCCCAGTTGGGCCAGGAGGCCATGATCTGATCCATCACTCGGTCTGAGTTGGGATCAAATTTATCAATGCCCAAAGAGGCCCGCATGATATCTCCGACTCGCTCCTCTCCTAACTCCTGTAGGAAACCGTTCCAACCAACTTTAGTAGCCAGAGCTTTCACACTCTCACCTGGATGCAGTTTCCCGAAAACTTTCCCGAAAGAAGTAAGTAGTCTTTTCGGGACGAACTTGCTCCCTACGATACCAATGGCTTTCCCAGTCTCCTCGCTGAAAAATTCCACAAAGGTATCCCCGAATGCTTTCATCATGGAAGTGGCCGGGGTTTCCCTGGATTCTTCCAATAACGTAAATCCTTTATCCAGGGGTTGTATTTTGGCGCTCAATTGCCGTTCGGCGAAACTCTTGGCTACCAGATGTGGGGAGGCAGCAGTACGCAAAGCTGCCCCAGTAGCTGTTTGTATGGTCTTGGAAACGAAAATTGCGGTCTTAGATTCCAACTCTCTCTTCAGCGCAAAAGAAATCCCTTTTTGAACTCCCTTTTTACCGAGTGTTGCCAAGCCCCCGGTGGCAACGAAAGTAGCCATAAAACTAGGTATTTCTAAACCAGCAGCGGAAACTTTACCCCCGAAAGATACGCCTCGTATACGTTCCTCTTCTTTTTCCGCCAAGTATCCGGACACTGCTCGAATATCTCTGTTCTTCAGTTCGATGTTTCCATCATATTTATCAGAGGTCAACCGATCCGCAGATTCCTTCAAGGCAAATAGGCGAAGAGTTGGACTACGGAGAGGCGTGGGTATCTGTTCCTTGGTTGGCTCTCCACGCAAGCGTTTAAGGATACGCAGTGCAGCAGGTTCTTCCGGTATATCCATCAAACCCATAGTGGTGAGGACTTGGCCCACTGTCCCTTCAAAAGCCACCTGACCAATCAGGGATAAGTCTCCTCCAAGAGAAGATATGTTTCTGCGGGCAGATTCCCAAAAGCCAATTTGTGGTTGGGCTTTCAACTTCGCCCGAGTAGCCTCATCCAAAATAAAATCTGTGACCTTCTCACCCTCGCCGTCAAGTTGGACATTTTCGAGACTCTGAATATCCCCTAAACTACGTAAAGGTTTTTCAGTTTGCTTCAGGACAGGTTCCTCTACCTCAGCTTCTTTTTGAGTGCTTCGGGCTGGAAGGTCACTAAGTTTTACAAGACCTATATCATCATCAGCCATTGGTTATTCCTCCGGCTCTTTCTGCTTGGTAGAACTTGTTACCTCCCTCAATAGAGGTTCCCCAATTACGCTGTATGCAGCCACTTCATAAGTAACTCCCGCTCTTTCAACAATATCCCCAATTTTGAATTTACCCCTATTTGGATTATTTTGAAACAAAAATTCATTCTTCAAATCATTTACGATCTCCCGTACACCAGATACTGATAAGCTTTCCCCCTTATCCTCTGCATCATTTATACGTTCCAAAAGATCTGTTTGAAAATCCATTGTAGCCTTTTCAATATCCCCAGCCTCAGTAAAGAACAACTTCGGGAGATCGTCTGCCATTTCGGAACCTTTATCATAAACGTTCAATCTCCGTACAAGCTCAGTGGTAAGCGCGGTAAAGCCCGGACCAATTATTTTATTTATCGCATCGGCCTCTTTCTTACTCACCGTGCCCGCAGCTTGAGCTTCAAGGAGATTCTGCCGAAGAAGGGAAACGCGCTCTAATATAAATGCATCGACAGTTGCTTCGCTCACCTTCTGGGTCTTTTTAGCCTTGGCAAGATTACGAAGTTGAGTATTCAACTCTAAATACGATTTGGGATTATTACCAAGCTTTTTGGATTTCGTACTTTTCTTTAGTTTTCGTAAAGCAGTAGCAAATCCTTTGGATATCCCACCCTTACCTTCTCTCAACTCTGATTGAGCAATCTCTGTCAAGGACGGGGTATCCCCATCGACCATGCGGTCCAACATTTCACCCTCGGCTTCTGCTTCCGACCGCCGAGCAGCCTCCTCCGCAACTTTCCTTTTCTTCGCCATAAAATCTGCGGCTTCTTTACGGATGGCTGTTTTATCCTCATCAGAAATATCTTGATCTAAAGCCAATAATCCCGCTTCTTCTGAATCAAGGAAATCATCAACCTCTCCCGGGAAGTGCTCGATAAGGGAATTCACTGCCGCTTGTACAAGCGCGTTATCCTTTTCCTTCCTGAATTTTGCCAACTCTTCCGAACTTAGTTGCCCCTGGTTTTTGGCAATCATCTCATCCGTCTTTTTTGTAGCCATATCCATAATAAACGCGCGCGAGAAGATGTCGCTATCTGGATCTGCAAACTCATCAGAAACCATCTTGGCTGCTTCATCAGCAGTCCCATTCATATCATCTACGATGCCACGCAATTGCTTTTTCTGATTACCTCGGAAAAAACTACCAGAAATACCTTTTATATGACCATTGGCTTCTTTGCTGAAATTCCTCTGGAATACAGGATCTTCATCCTCAGAAAGAAAATTATCCCGAAGATCATTCAGACCACTATCTAAATCCTTCTGGGTACCCCCTGTTTTCAGAATGCTTTTTTGAAGCGCCTGTCCCTGATTCCGGAAAGCAAGGGATTGACGTATAGCCCTATTGCCGGATGAAACTTCCTTGATCCTCCGAGCCTGCGTATCTTGGGCTTGCTGAATAGCTGCCAATTCACCAAATGCCCCTTTAGCTAATCCTGATCCAAATCCTGCTACAGCCTCACCGAGAGCAGCACCAGCGGTGCTTACTCCGGGAGTTCCGACTACAGAAGAGGCTAATCGTCTACGTTGAAACTCAGGTATCGCTGGCATTCTTCTTTTCCTTGAATAGTTCGCCAGTGAATCCACCAGCCTTACCAAAACTCGTTATCGCATTTACCCCGGTTGCCAAGCCCTCTGTTGTCCGGCCTATCAAACGAGCCTTCCCCTGTTTTCGAAGACTTCTAGCTTTTGCCGAAGCAAGGCCGAATTGAGCACGGCCCCTTTTACGGATAGCTGCTACTTCTTTTGCACTCTCGGCTGCCGTCTCCTCCAAAACCAATAGGGGACTTCCTGCGAGTGTGACACCACTTTTCAGGAAATTTACTTTTTGCTGCTCTCCGAATCTCCGATTGATTTCAGATACTCGATCAGCCTCTGCCTCTGATTCTTCTTGAGCAATGGCCCCCTGAAGTTGTACTGCTCTCGCTTCTTCCTGGAAAGCTTCTTGTTCTATACGTCCAACTTTGCGGGAAGCCACGGCAGAACTCAACCCCGCGATCAACCCAAAGATACCTAAAAAACCTTTTAGAAAATCCATCCTTATACCTTATTCATTGTCAGCTTCCCCGTAGATCTGTAATAGCTGTACTATACAGGGTAACGGGTTGGGTTGCCTTATATAAATAATTTTCTCATCGTCCCAATCTCCCTGAAATGGAACGCCTTTTATGCCAGTAAATAGGGGAGTAGGCCCACCAACAGGGAGAGGCATTTCAGTAAAAAGAAAAGGTTTGGGGTCATAGATATCATCCCCAGCTTCAGCCCCAAGCGTTTTCAGGAATCTAGCTTTTATTTCCCGAATATGTTTTGACTTTGTCTGGGCGGGTCCAGTAGTACCCCCAAGTTCTATGCTCATGGGTTGAAGAAATCCGTCATATTGCAAACCTACATGAACCACACTGGCTTGAACAGAATCAGATAATGTAATACTGCCACTGGCTACAGTTTTCACCGGGTGGACTGTGCCATCGGTAACCACGCCTACAACGCGGGCTTCGAGATGGTCTAGATTTTCTACTACATTGGTGGTCAAATACCAGTTGCCAGCAGCCATGGCTGTGGTTACATCAAAATCAGAAATGATATTGCAAACCACTTCGGTATCACTGTTGAACGTCACAATGACAGCCCTGCCTGTCCCAACACCCACGATTGGTTTTTTCCAAAGTTGCCGTCCTACATCTGTAGAAAGGAATACCGCAGCGCTAGCTGTGAAGGTGATGGTGTTTCCTGTCAAGGCCCCAGGGGTCAGAGTTGCACCCGCAGCCAACCCAAAATCCGACCCATCGTAAGTAAGAGAGCTATCAAGATGCACATACCCTTTTTGGGCCTCAGTCATAGCTATATCGAACTTGGCATTATCAGCAATTTTATTTTCAGAACCAGTAAAGAAATCTATCAGTTCCGGAATCTCCGCAGGGTCTTGCAAAAATTCTACCGATCTACGAGTAATTCCGTCAATCTCCCGTTCTATTACTGCCCAGAGTTGATCGAAGTCTGTTGGGCGTGGCATGGTGGCTATACTCAAAAACTTATCTTCTCGGGAAGACCCGGTGGTGTGTCTATGCCACCCGGCGATTTTCTCTACCCGCTCAAAAGTGATACCCAAGAGAACACCGTCATTGCGGACCATCCATGCAATATCAGGTGTTCCGTTTCTCCAGGCCAGTTGTTTTATCCCACTTTTCGTAATGTGCGAAGCAACGAGGGTTAGATCCTGGGGGATGAAAGTTTCACTTATGGGTTCTAACTCATACACGTTTACTCGAAGGCCGCCACGCTCAACATAGATGACACTGTTCAACCTATTGATGGGCGCCACGTCTTCTACCCCCTCGCTCCCAAGAGGTCGGGCCTGGACGCTGGTAGGCGTAATGGCTAAATCAGCAGTAGACCCGGTTACTTTTACTTCACTCCCAAAAGTACCAATAAGCAAGAGTCTGTCCGTAGGAGCAAACCATTCAATCTTATTCACCCTCCCCTGTGCGATCTCAAATTCAATAGCATTGCCCGCATCCGTGCCATTTGTGAAGACATCGTATTGCGGAACCCCGGTGTTGCTTGGGGCATCTGATCCAATGAACCGAGCTGGAAATCCAACAAGCCCACCATAAAATAGCCGTGACTCATAAAAGCCCACAGTCTCAGGAAGAAGGTTTTGATTGGACGCAAACCCAGCAGAGCTATAAGCGGTGAATCCGGAAGTATCAACATTGTTCCCGTCAAGATCGGTAAGCTCAAAAGTAGTTGCTGTTATATTAGCCACTATAAAAGGGGTGCTATTCACTTCTGTCATGCCTACCACTTCTTCAATAATAACTGTATCCCCATTTGAAAAAGTGTGGGAGACAAAAGTTACTACTCCCGGGTCCGCTTGAGTGATAAGGGTTATGTCCTGCTCAGTCAAAAAATGGTCAGTTCCAGTTCGATCAAACCGAGAGAGGGTCCATGCTGTATGATCCGTTCGTGTAAGCTTTCTGGGTTCATAAAACGGGTGGACAATATACATAGTGTCCGCATTTTGATCTACATCGAGTTGAAACAGATCATTGGCTTCTGTGTAGGGGGTATCGATCTCAAAAATTCGTGCAGCAGTGGCGGCGCTCCCATATGCAGTAAACCCAGTGGCGTCAATGTCAACACCATCTATATCTGTAAGCTCAAAGGTATTGGCTGTTTTATTAGCAACCAAAAATGTCTTGCCACTGATTTCAGTCATTCCAATAGTGAGACGGCTGCCCGTGATGAAAACTTCATCCCCGTCCAAATAGTTGTGCCCAGTGATTGTTACCACCGCTGGGTCAGCCTGGGTGACCGCTGTTATGGTCTGCGCTGTCTCTGTTATAAAACCATTGTTCCGGTAGAACCTAAGTTTTTTATTCGTAAATTCCAAGACATATGCTTGAAGATTATTGAATTGAAAATCTATCAAGTTCGCAATTTGGTTCAGCCGGGTATGGTTGACCTGGGCAAAGCCTGTGCGGAATTCCGCGCTGCCCTGTGTCTGAAGGAGAAAGTTTTCTACCCGCCTACATCCACCTCGAAAAATAGGGAGATCATCCCTACCATACATCCTCTCTGATTGTTCTCCAGGAGCAAAATTCTGAAGGGTTACTTCTTCTTTAGCCATTAGCTGAAGAACACCCGAGGCCCAGCCTCATTAGGCCGCCCTCTACGGGCCCTTAGAAATTTACTTCTTTGTATGCGAATAGGCGGGCGCTCCTGACTATCTACCGCCGTGGCCCGGGCCCGGATGTCCCGGATCTCCTGTTTCAACTCCCGGATACGAGCTTCTGATCCTTTGAAGTTAGGGGCCAACTTTATGCCCAACTGATGAGCGAATAGATCCACGAAATGGGAATCCCATGCAGCGACTACGATATGATCATAAATATATCTTAGATTCAATACAGTAGATCCTGAAGAAGTATCGGCATTCGTCAAAAGGAAACCATCTTCAAGCTGATATCCTTCTAGAAAAAAATCATCAGATCGGGAAAACCCTCTCAGATTCAATCCTTCCGAATCATGCCGCGTCAAAAATCGAACAAAATCACTCGGAAGTTTGAATCTATGAGTGAACCCAAAAATAGGGGCCGTGGCATCTGGGGCCAAAGCGACCCTCCGGATAGCAAAATTCCAAGCAGTTTCACGTAAAAGGGCCAATCGTACTTCATCAAACCACATGGCACAGAGATTTTCATTATCTGATAAAGGCTTATCAATGGAAGAAATTGGCTTCTGTTTTACAAGAGACAGAGACAAATTACACATTGCTACTTTTGATTTTGGTTTCGTGGCTGCCATGGCCTACCTCCTTATAAAAAATGGGGCGGGGAGCGTGATAGCTCTCCGCCCCTTGGGTCAACCTTTTACGGTTTCTTAGCCTTGGACAAACGTCATGACAACAAGAATCGTCCCGCCCACTGTTCCGATATCGTTAGCCGTCAGAGCAATGTCGTAACCAAGTCTCTTGTTTGCCTGCGTATCGCCAGCCAACTCATAGAGCCGTTTCTGACCATCGGCCAGATCCACTGCCCCGAGAGCATCAACTGCGCTACCACGAGCATTTGCAGAACTCAAGTCTGTGGTTCCGAGCAATGCATCGATATCGATAGCAATGCCGTCAACCCCATCGACCGAGGTTTCATAGAAACCCAATTCCCAATCGATAGAACCTGTCATACCAGTATCATTGTACAACTCGAACTTTACCGGAATAAGATCCGGATTCAAAGCCTTAGCCAAACGAAAAACAGATCCGTCATCATCAGCGTTTGCGGGTTCCGCAATCGCAACGATCGTAAATGGGTGCCCGCCCTCGGCAAAAGTAGAGGTGGTAAGTTTTCCAGCCTCTAAAAGGGCATCAGTGTAAATATCTACTACAGCCATGTTGCTGTTCCTTTCTTTCCAATCGCCCTATTACGAGGTGGTTTGAACTTTTTGCATGAGTAATCCTTCGGTGCGGACACCGCCCAATTGACTGATAACCTGTACCTGCTTGGTCTCGACCTTATCAACTCGGTCTTGAACCTTGATGGACATATCTTTGGACAATCCAATACAGACACTTCTGCCAGTCATAGCGACGTTATCCCTGATTCCGCCACCAGATACAAACAACATTGGGATGGCAACATCTGCACCATAGACAATAATCTTCATCCCGACGGCACGAGCCATCTGGCCTTCATCAACGGGCTTGCTGCGGGTGAAGTCACCACTGGTCAATTCCGTTTCAAGCATCAAAGCTTCTTCTTCTGTACCCGTTAGAAGAAGCATAAAGTCTTCCTGCTGCTCGGTACCAACTTCATTGTTGGTCCAGAATTTCTTGATCTCCAAAAGCTTCTCATAGGTAAGACCCGTGGTAGCATTCACCGTGTTCCCGCCGTCAGAGGCAAAGGACACAGTGGTATCAAAATCTCGTCCAGTGAAGACATCGGCAAAAGCTGCTTCAACAACAACCCGGTCAAAACGCCGATTCATGGCTCTAACACAGACATCCGCGTACTCTCCGGTGATATCCTGCAAAACGGCTCGAACATCAGAATCATCCACAGGCAAGTTGACAATAAAACGCCGTCTGGCGATCTTACGCCTGTTGTGTACGACATCATCAAAAGTGGCATCTGCATGGCGGGCATTTACTTCGCGGGTTTCTACTTGCTCCAACCCATCATAAGCAAAAAGGTCCCCGATCATTGGCTTTATAATTACATTATCACGCAAGCGTGATTTGCTCTGCTGTGCCTTTACATGCACATTAGACGAAAACTGGGTAATGAGGGCTTGATCAACAGTATTTGTAGCCATCCTACCTCTCCTTTCAAGTTAAGTTTACATACCAAAATTCCATTTTTTCGGTATCGTAAACCACCGCAAGAAAGCGATAGGCGAAACCTAACTCCGTAACGAGGAGTGTAGGGCGGGAAGACTGACTTCCATCAGATAGGCCGCAGAAGCGGTAAACCATCGATGGGTATTATTCACCCATTTCTGGGAATTGCAATACTATTTTTCGATATGTGTGCCAAATAATTTATTCACGTGTACATGACGGGCATCCCATTGGGGGTGCATCGGGTCATGATAAGGATCATTTTTATCTGCTATAATAGCCTGAGCCTCTGCAATTTTGTCAGCAGGATTCGAAGTTGCTGCACCAGGACCACTGGGTATTTCATCTTCAGATATGTATTCGTCCCGAATCCCCTTCAGGACGGACGCTAAAACCATCTGCTCTTTATTGCCTAATTTATCGATATCGTCCTTCATGGAATCGGGAGTGAAACGGGCAATAAGAACATTCGCCTCGTTTGAAACTTTACCAGCATCCGCTCCGAATTCCGCGTCCATGAGTTTCTGAAACTCGGCTTCTTGGACTTCTGGATCCGGGGCCATTCCTTGGGCCAAATCACCAAAGCCATCTGAAATGATTTTGGCTTGTGCGGTATTCAGATCTGCTTTGTGATACAGTTCTTGTATCTTCTGATTGAATTCAGCCCCTTGGGTATCCCCATCTTCAGTAGAAGGAAGTTCATATCCGTCTGATTTTTCGGGAACACCAAAAGCCTTATTGAATTCTGCCCGCTGTTCTGGGGTAGCATTATCTTCAGGGATGCCACCGGGCCGCTTACTTAGGGCCGCCTTCTGATCCTCAATCATTTGGAATAAAGTCTCAGCCCCACCCTTATGTTCTTGTACCCAAGTCTTGTCTTTGAAGCCATCTGGTACAAAAGACTCAAAAGCCGGGGCCTCTGCTGGGGCTGGATCCCCTGAAGGGAATGCCGGAGTAGTTGTAGTTTCATTTCCTGTAGGTGCTGTCTCTGCTGGGTCCATCTCTCTTTTCCTTTCTAACTGAGGAGATCGTCGATCTCTTCATCAATTCCCCATCCGGGGATTTCTATTTGCGCCAATACCTGGGGGGATACCTTCGTACGAAGATTCCAATAAATTGTTCGTTGAGATTCATTGTGTTTCAGACTTTCGGGAAAGACTTCTCCCGTATTGGGATTCATGGTCGTTCCTGGGATCGCCCATCCACAAAGGTCATGGAGATATTTTAGAGCTACCTTACCATCATCTGTGGCAAAAGCTCTACGAATACTATCTGTGACCGCTTTGTTTTTTCGGTTTTGCTCCGCCTGTAAGTCGGCTTTTTTTTGTATCTTTTCTTCTGATAGTCTTGCTTTTGATCCCCCGGTTACCACGTAATCTACCTCCTGTATGTACGGCCATTATGCGGCCTGCTGCTGCGGAATCAATCCCGCGTTTCCAATATTTCGAGCCATTTCACTCTGCTGTAAAAGCTGCTCCTGCTCATTCTGTGCGGCTACGGCAGCAGCTCGATCATCTCTAATTTGTTTCATAACGTTCTTGGCTCTTGCCATCTCCGAAGGCGCACCTGATAGTTCCATGAAACGCCGTATTCCGAAATCACCGTCAATGTTATCACCAATGTCGGGCCGGACAGCCAATTGCTGTGCTTCCAACTCGAAGGTACGAATAATACCTTCGGTCTCTTCTGCCTGCATAATACGAAGGGCGGGGGTGAAGTATTCAACTCTGAATACATCTTCACCTGCAAGCATAAGTCTAGCTACCGCATCAGGTATAACTACAGGTTCTTTCCCATTGATATCCCGTTCGATAGTTTCATCCACAGATCCGGAAATCACACCCAATTGATTCTTAGCAAAAAGGATATTGAAAGTTCGAATAACAAGGGGAGAAAACAGTTCGGAAATCTGTCGGGAGAATATTGAACCCAACGTTGCATTCCTAAGTCGATTTCGTATCTGTGCTTCCCCAAGAGTCATACGAGTCTCATTATTGAAATCAAGAAGACGATCAATAAGGAAATGGTTTGCTACTGATTCTGTCAACACTTCGATAAGCGCAGCAGCTTGCCGGATCTCACCAACTGTAAAGATGGGGAAGATCGGATCCTTCTCACCTGCCCGCCCAGAAATGTTGAATGTATTGATGGCTCCTGCGCTTGTATCGATTTCTCCATTGCCTAATTTAGAATCATCAAGCACTGCTAAAGGGGGATCTAGCATCTTTTCAATGGCAATGGTGGTGGCTTCTCGTACAACATTTAGTTCAAGAATATCAGGTAATGCGTCCATACCTAAAGAACGACCATAAAGTTCTTTCTGTATTTTTGAGAACCTAGCTACCGGAATCGGGAACTCCTCGAAACCTTTTTCGCGCAGGAGCTTTTTAGCTTCGACTTCTATATGAAGAGATTGAAATGGCATCTCTTTATTACTTCGACTGTTTACATCTCGGGTAATCCTAGGCTCAATAGCCTGGAGAATACGGACTTTCTTATTGAATTGCCGGGTCTTGAAAAGTTCCCGGGTCTTCTCACTTACACTATTGATCCCATATTTTTTCACAACCCGGGATACTGTCCGTACTACTTCTATGTAAACGGTATCCACTACTCCATCCGCACCCTCATCGATAGTCATGTGCTTGACGCCCCAGGGAGAATACCGGACGCCTGTTTTCGGATCAGATTGTATTTCAATACCGGAAGTACCAAATACCAGATTGTCTACCATGTATTCGTCAAGGGCTACGTTCAACCCTGCTTTGGGGTTTTCAAATACATCGAGAATAGTTTCGGTAACAAATTCGTAATATTCTTTTACCTCGGGGTCATCTTCTATCCCCCGGGGAGCGCGGATTCTAAGTTTGTTTCTAGTCTGGGGCCAGAGCATAGAAAGCAAAGAAGACGCTGCGGTCTTCGCTGACTGCGGGCCTTTGGCATCAAAGATAAGATCATTGAGGAAATCACCTTCTTCATGTTCAGAATTGAATTCCTGCTTCCGCATGTGGATATATTCGCCCAGCAGTTGCCACTGGTTTTCCCACGGATGCTTTCGCTCTTTGAGTTCCTTGAGACGGGCAAGGGTCTCAAGTACAGTATCTTGTGAGGCTGCCACTAAAAAGCCGTCAATCTTCTACGGCCAGTAGTTGGCTCACCCAGAACCCCAATGGCAGTAGTGGAGATAAGCGCGGTCTGTCCCCGGAGCCGTCTCTTCTTTTTACCCTGGGCAGTTACCGCGCCTGCGGTTTCAGCGGCGGCTTTATCGGCTGCAAGTTTCTCTGCTTCGGCTGCTTTCTTCTCTTCTGCGGCCCGGACAATATCTGCTTGTTCCTCCCTACGTCCGGTTTGCGCAGCCTCCCTAGCTATATCTCGTTCGGAAAGAGCAGCCGCGACACCCAATGCCCCGCCAAGAGCAGCAAAGCCCAATTTTGTCCGAGTTGCCACATCCTGTCTAGATGTCTCTTTAGGCCCGGGACCCTCTGTAGTACTGACTCTAGGTCTATCCGGTGCGCCACCAGTAGGGGAAGTGCCACTGGTTTTCCTTGACTCTAAGCCAAGTCTGAATCCCGGTCTACGTGATTCTTGGGTTAGCTGCTTTACAAATCGCCTAAAACTTTTATGCGGCATTCATCTTCTCCTAGATCCCCGGCTTGTGGACAGGTTACCCCGTCTACGGGTCCGTTGCAAGGTAGTTATGGGACCATTTTGCCCATTTTTTTTCTTGATCCTTTTACGCTCCCCGAACTCATCCCGTCTTTTTGCCACAGGAAAGGCAAAAGTAAGAACACAAGCATCCCCAATATCCGGGCTAAACTTGAGTTCTTTCCGAATAACCGACTTCTCCACCATCTTGATTTTGCTTGAAGAAGTGGTGATTTCCTTGGGCATGCTCATGATGTCTTTCTGGAAATTGTCATCATCCGGGATCGAGACTTCTCCCTCTTCCCGATGAATCCAGTCCCGCATACGACACCACATCTCAGCCCGCTTATTTAGGTAGATGTCATCTTCATCAGCCCCGCCCCCGAAATGAACCCCCCGAACGATGTCTCCATATCCCAATTCCTTCAGCCGATCAATTACCCCCCAGCCCTCACCGACATCGATAAAAATCATATCGGGTTCTTCTGTCTTGATGCGCTGGATAAGCTTCCCAACAATCCGCATCTGAACCTCTTCGGCATCTGGCCCGAAATCAAATTCCTCGTAATGAGTAACCACTCTTCCCTGGCGATGAACAAATACCGTGCGGTCTTTTGTACGCCCGGGATCCACCCCGATGATCTTTGGGGCTGTTTTATCTTTGACCTCAGAATGTCGAGCCAGCATAACCATATTAGCTTTGAGCAGCCGCTCACCTGAAGTCTGGAATGCCTCCAGAACATTGTTCGGATATTCCTGCATAAACTTTGAAAGACTTTTTAGTTTTATGATTTTACTTCGCCGCCAGTAGATGCGGGTCTTGTCCCACCCATAAAGATCCGCTAGTTCCTGTTCTTCTGGCGTGATCTCCATATTCCCATCTGAAGGAACATCCCGAACGTATTCTTCTTGCCAGAACCAGGGAAGGAAGATCATGATGTAATCCCCTACCCCCTTGATAGCATCCATACAGGTATCATAGAAGAAACCTCCCATACCATTGGCAGTGGATTCTAGGATGATCTCAGTTCCATCCTCATCAGCTACAGACTCAAGGATACCTGTTTCCAACCCCTCTGTTTTTACCCAATGGGCAACCTCCGACCCGTGGAACAATTGAACAGTACCACCCCGCCCAACAGTGTTATTGTTTGCAGTTCCTACGGAGTAGTCAGATCCAATGCTCTTGAATTGGAACTCATTCCCATTTGCAATATCTCTAGCAGGCTTCATTGGGCCCGGGGACTTCTCGTAGAAGGTGTCTACCATCTTGAATAGTTTCCGCGTGGTCGCGCCTTCATGAGAAAGGATGAAGACGCTCTTGGGGTATTGCCGGGTTGCCTTGTGGTAAAACCTACCAGTGATGTCTGTGGAGCTGCCTTGCTGCCTTCCTTTCAAAACAACAGCACGGACACGCCCGAATTCTCGGAGTTGTTTATCGAGCATCATATTGAGATATCTCTGGCTCTTATTCATGATAAAGGGTACAAGAGGCCCCGCCTTAGTTTTAATCTTCAGCGTGTGCCGGGCATAGAAAGCGAAGTCAGTATCGAGCCGGGAATGTAAAAGATTTTTCGTGTTCATCGGAATTCCGCATCTATCTCGTCATCACTGAGTTCGGGGGTAGGGTTAGCAGCCTCTTGTGCTGCAAGCGCCCCCAGCCATCCTGTGTATGTGTCATCCTGGTCCCCGGTGACATCCTTGGCAGGCTTTGCTTTTCCCATCAATCGGTCAAACACAGTTTGGATTGCTGCCTTATCCCCACTTGCCGCCCTCTCCACCAATTGATGCACGATCAATTGGATGTATGACATCCCCAGACGCTGGCGTTGGGAGAAAGCTTTCGTATCGAATTTCAATTCGAAATCTGCATCCTCCATATCCGGGATGGGCTTGGCGATCAGTTCTTCAAGGATCTCCCGGATTTTGACAGAGTTCTCCGCCTTATCATTTTCAGCCATGATTTAGCTCAGCATGTCATCTTCATCTTCAGGTTCACCGAGTTCAGAAGTGACCTCACCAACAGTCATACCTGCTGGTTCAGTCATAAGCTTGGATTGGGGAGCATTGACACCGGCCTCCTCGTTCTCAAGGACTTTCCGATCTGCCAATTCCATTTCAACGGCCATCTTCTTATCGGCAAGGCTGTTGTAGTTACTGAGGATAGTAAGGAGATCATTCATTGCGTGGAATTGCAAAAGTTCACTCGCGGTCATATCTGCTACGGGCAGCTTTGTGACATCGCGTACATCCTTCCCTGGAATGTAGACGATTTCTTTTTTCGTGATCATGCAGCTACGCATTCGAATAAGATCCGGGAACTCCTCCTCCAGATAAGGTGGAAGGCAGTACCGCTGAACGTAATGATCCACGGCTTGCATGGCGTTTGCCTCTAAGACAATCCTCTCCGTGAATACGACTTCCTTGTCGTTTACGATCTTAATCTTGCGTACCCGACCCATGGCATAATGGATTCTCTCGGGGATGACGAACTGGACTGGGCCATAAAATTTCGTGGCCCTGCCACCATCAGGGGCATGGGCGAAGTATTGGCCCTGGCACGTTACACGATAAGCTTTTACTGTTCCTGTTGGTTGGTTCATTTTGCTTCTCCTCTGGACATAAGTTCCATATATTTAATTGCTGCTTCCGCCTTTGTGATCGGGGTGCGCACTGTTACAATGTCCTCTGGGTCGAAATCATCCAGCGCAGGATTGTAATGCACAGGCAACCCCGTCAATGCAACAATGGCCGGGAAGATTGTCCTGGCCGGGAAGTCAGTCCGTTGATAGGTATCAATGACCTGACCCAATTGCGTTTCTGTTATCAGGTATATTTTTTCTTTAGGTAAATCCCCAACCGGAGTATCCGGCTGGGGAGTTTTCGTTTCATCTGTCATGTTACCCCCGGGGTTAGTTCTAAGCAGTCAATCCAAGATTGGAAAGGACGGTTTCAATTTCAGCAATACGTGCTTGGTTATTCAGAACAGTTTCAACAACTTGTTCACCTTCTGCGGCAAGCACAAAACCGAAGGGGCTAGTATCCGTGAAAGCCTGGATAGCAGAGTCTCCACCTGTCCCAGCATTCGTAAGCGTAGTCTCAGCAGCCGTAAGTGCGGAAGCCTGAACAACAGCAGTAACGGCATGAAAGCCAAGTGTGTCGGCAGATCCGGCAACATTCACAGCGCCAACTGTTCCGCCAGCAGCCGCACCCGCAGCGATGTTTACATCCCCGCCTGTACCAGATGCGCCAGCGGAAGCACCACCAGTAATGGAGATGGCTCCACCAGTCCCGGTACCAGTAGCAACACCACCAACAACAGAACCCGCTCCACCAGAACCATTTGTACTGAGGGCCGCGCCACCAGTTACAGAAGTGGCTCCGCCGTTTCCGGTAGCACCGGGGCCAGAAGCCCCGCCAGTGACAGAGGCAACACCACCAACATTGGTGAGATCGCCAGCACCACCAGCAATGGGGACTGCTCCGCCTGCTCCGGCGGATCCGGCAATACCTGTAATGTCCAGGGAAGCATCAGCACCAGTGATTGCTTTGGGGGTGATAATGCCATCAGCCCCTCCAGCTTCAACAAGGGTGATGATCTGCTCCAATGTAAGTGTTTTCATTTCGCTGTCGCCCGATTGGAAGGCGGGGAGGATATCAGTACCAACAGCAGAAGACGCGGCTGCGAGGGACGTAATTTTTGCGTAACCTATATATAGATTTTTTGACATGGGGTCTCCGTTCTTTTCCTACCCTCGGATTATTCCGAAGGACACCGCCCCGCTGATGCCGTAGGATTGTGGGGAACTATACCATGGGGCCTAGGGATGTGAAGGGTTTTCTTCAGGTTTTATTTTACACCCCATGCTCCCGAAGCCATGCAGATACCTCTCGCTGTTTCAACGTATCTAAGTGAGTACGGAAAACCTCCAAGAACTTATTCGCCTCTTTGCGGTCGCTGTCCATTTCTTCATCGGACAGATCCAAATATTGAGTATTGGCTTGAAGCTTCCACCTATCGACTGCCCACTTGGGCATAACCCAGGTACCATCTTCCTGAAGATCTCCTTTAGAAAACAGGTAGACCATCCATCCCGACCACTGTTCATGGGCCAACTCCGCTAATTGTTCTTTCAACATGTTTCCCCGTTTCTATAAAAAAGCCCCACCCCTATCAACAGCTCTCCAGCCTGCCAGGGGCAGGGCCACCTAGGTTTCTTTTTCTCTATTCGCTTGTGCTGCGATTTCATCCAGCACTTCTGGAAATTTATCTGCCATCAGATGATAGGCCATCTCTCCTGCATTTGCAAATTCATATTTGTCTGTGTCAATGGGTGGGTCAAAAATAACGAGCGGGAAACCTGGATGGTCAACTGGATGTGTGATGGTGATTGTGTAGATGGGGGGCGGAGAGGGTTTGGTCGGCATGCTGGGCATTATATCTTGTGGGGTTGGGGGCGTCAAGAAAAAGTGCAGTCGTGGAATCGAACCACGTTCCTACGGGCCACATCCGTATGCTTTGCCAATAAGCTAACCGCACAGTAAAAATCTGTGTGGGAGGATTCGAACCTCCGACCTATGGGTTCCAAACCCATCACGCTGACCAAGCTGCGCTACACACAGTAATTGTTTTGGTTGCGGAAGAAGGTATCGATCCCTCGCTAGCAGGGTCAAATCCTGCTGTGCTCCCATTACACCATACCGCATTTTTAGCCCCGGAAGGATTCGAACCTTCAATCCGTAAGGAACCAGTTTCTAAAACTGGCGTGTATACCATTCCACCACGGAGCCTTATTTTCTAATTGTCTGAGTTTCGGGGTCCGTCAACGGGCGGCCCCTCCTGAGATTACAGGGGGTGTTTTGGTTGGGGGAGTTTCTCCACCTTCACGTGGTCACGTAAGCGGGCATGCTTTCTCTGCTGTAACCAGTGCATTGTCGGGGCCCAGTGGTCCACGATTGTTTCTGAAATTGATTTTTCAGGTTTGTCCATGTGCACATCATAGTGAATCATCAGCCGGAAGTCAAGATTTTTTTTTCTAGAAATTTTTTTCTGAAAAACATGCATGTACACAGGGGGAGGGGAGGTATTTTAGTAGCCAACAGGAACCTTCGCTGGGATGGTATACCCCCCTTCGACCCCCACCCCCCTTCCAATAAATCAATGATAATGCTCACCCACTGCTACCCAGCGCAGGGGAGACATGCCTGTTTCAATGCAGTGTGTTGGTACTGGTCAGCGCTACGCTACCTACAACCAGTGCTGTCGGGCGCTGCCTAGTGTATGACTAACCATTGTGTAACGGGCATGTCATCCTCCGGTAACATCCTAAACCCTTATTATATATATACTTAACTACTGTTAACAACTGTCACAGTAGTAGGGGTATTAAACAGGTACGTCTCCCAAGTCGCAGGGTTTCCAAAACAGCCGTTACAGCCGTTACATGTGTACACAATTATTACAATAATGATACCTCGACAATGCCTGACCACCCACCAACACCGCCCAAGGGTTCACTACCTAGTACTATCATGAACCAGCACACTCTATAACACCATAACCACGCACTATCCCACTGTGTCACTTCACTAACCGCGTGTACATTCGACGCATGTTATGTGTTCACTACCCAGCACTATCATCTACGCCCAATGAGTCACTAGAGTGTGATAAGCAGTACTATCATGCACTGTCTAATAAATAAATAATAAAACAATAAAAGGTATTGACATACAATACTGATCTGCTAAAGTGTGTACATAAACACAACCGGAAGGGAGAACAGTGTATTTAGCCATAGGAGAATTCGAAAGACAGGCAGCCAATCTATCCGCCCAGATAGAGCAATACGCATCGGAACACGTAAAGCGGGCAGACAACCCCAAAGCCTTCAAACGCTTGTGGTCAACGGGGAAACACCTGGACCATGCTGTACGTCTTCTGAGCGAAGCCAAGAAATCAATACTAAAGGGAGAATAAACACACAACCAAAGGATTTATTATGATGTTCATAGCATATAACAAAGAAGTATTGGCTAAAATGCTCGCCTTTCAGCACAACCTGAACTACGGCAACTCGATTTTAGATGGCAACTTTTATGTGGGCACTGAGGAGGAGCTCACCATCGCCGGCGTCACAGACATACAGGCACCAAGATAAACACCCAACCGAAAGGAATAATTATGGAAACCAAATATAACGCAGCCAAAACCACAAAAGACTACACCACAAAATTCGACGGATATGAAATAACTGTCCCGAAAGGATCCAGGGTATCAAACTCTACCGCATGCGGTGCCGATAATGCTTACCACTTTTGGACAGGCTGGCACAAACAAGTGCAAGAAATAACAGGCTTCAAGGATTCTATGCTGGCTCATGATCTTACGTATTATGGTTTGAACATACCTGGGAAATATTGTGAAAAGTACAGATAACAACAAATACCCCAGCCTCCACCCTGCAAATGTAGTGTTTGCGGGGTTTAGGCATATAAACACAACAGGCCCAGTGGGCCAGGAGCAACGATGATGGAATTGACAGGCATAGAGGGTGCCCGGAAACTGCCATATGAGGGTGGACCCCTAGATGGTGGCTACGAGGTAACGAGCGTTGAACTCGGTGGCCTCTTACAATACAGAAAGTCTGACGAAATAGGTGGCGAGATAAAAACGCACATCTACCGAGTGCAGATGCTAAGCATAACTTATGAAGGGATAGAAAATGAACTACTATGAAATATTGAGCCGGGTGCACGACCACCTGATGACTCAAAAAAAGAGGTGCATACGGGGCAATGTATGCCTATACAGATCCTATGATGGTCAAAAAGCATGCGCCATTGGGGCTCTTATAGATCAAGAGTATTACAACGAGGAATGGAACAGTCTTCCACTAAGCAGGTCAGTAGTACGAGAAGCACTCACCAACTCAGGCATGAAAATAGACAAACACAAGGATATATATTTTCTACAGGCCTTACAAAGAGTACATGATAATTATTCTGTCCATCAATGGAAAAAACAATT